AAGGTCCACATCCTCCACAGTGCAGTCGAACTGGAACAAGCCTTTGGGGCAGTTAGGTGTTTTGCTCATGCTCAACCCCTCCAAGCTAGCATCACGCCAATGCCGCCAAAAATAATGATGGCCAAGACGCATTCGATCAGGGTGGTAATGATTTTCTGTTTCATAGTTTGCCCCTTTTTACAGTTGTTTTAATGATTCAGAAACTTCATCCAACTTGTAGCCAAGAGAAATTTTCTTGAAGTTGTCGTAAGTAGAATACCAAGTGCCATTTGTAGAAATTAAAAATTTCTTGCCACTATTGCCTGTGCCTGTCCATAGAGGATTAGTGCGGCTAAAGACACCAACAGGGTGGCGAACAATGTTGCCAAATTTTGTTTGCTTTGATGGGACTTCAAAAGTTGTTGCGTTTGTCATTTCGTTTCTTTCGTTTATTTCGTTAACCAACTGAATTTGTGTTGGTGTAACGGATTATGACTCAATTAAAATAAGTGTCAACAACTATTTAATTAAACCCTACAAACTAGTCAAGTATTGACATTAAATGCAAGTTAGAATGCGGTCATGCAATCAATTCACGATATCAAGGCAAAGGCCAAGGCTCACAAGATAACCATGGCTGCGGTATGCAATGAGGCTGGCATCCAGCAGTCCCAGGTAAGCCGGTGGCTGTCTGGGACTGTTGAGCCACTGTGGACATCAGTCAATCAATTGCACTTGGCCCTTGAAAAACTGATCGACCAATCACCAGTCGTTATCGACTGATTCGGCCACTGGTGCAGAGCCTTTGCCTGCCACCACGCCAAAGTCACTGGCAGCTGTTGGCTTTGCACCACCCAGCGAGTCACCCTTTGACAAAAGCATGATGTTGTTCAAACCATACGACACGCCCTTGTTGCCTGCCTGGTCATAAGCATAGGCATTCAAAGACACGCGGCCATAGTCGCCAGAGACAATATCTTGTGATCCAAGAATGTCATGGCCATGGGCATCCACTGCACCAGGCTTGTTTGTGCTTTTGGTGTTGAAGAAATAATGGCCAGCGTACTCTGGACCAAGTGGGCCGCCATCAGATTTGACTTCTGTATCGCCATCACGCAAGGGATTGCGCACTGTTTTCGGAATCTTGTCCCCGAACTTGGCTGTCAATGCGGCCTTGGCTGCCGCTTTCAATTGGCTCACAGTTTCGGTGTCTGTCTTTGGGACAAGCACTTGCGTTGAGAACTCTTCTTTCCCGTTCATTTCATTCTTACGCGCAGTCAAAGCGCTGAAGTATGAGAAACGAACTTTTCCGGTTACGACTCTGGTTGACATGGTTTTTTCCTTTTAAGGGTTTACGAGGTTTAACGATTTATCGTTTTCTGCGTTTGCAGAAATTGCACTTTAGCACAAATGCAGATATGATCGCAACAACTTAAAACGAGGAAACCGAAATGCAGTTATTCCCACATCAGCAAGAGGCCAAGCTCTTCTTGCTGTCCAGGCGCAGGGCCATACTGGCCGACCAGCCACGGGTTGGCAAGACGCTACCCACAGCAGCTGCTGCACTTGAAAACCTACCGGCCCTCATCGTTTGCCCAGCCATTGCTAAGACAGTCTGGGAGGCGGCCTTTGCCAAGCTCGCGCCCAACGTCTCGGTCTATGTGGTCAATGGAAAACGCGAGGCTTCAGAGGTAAACAGTGCAGATATCACCATCATTAACTACGATGTTTTGCAATATGCACAAACAGATTTGGACAGATATAACACTCTAGTCTTGGATGAGTGCCACAGAATTAAGAATCCAAAAGCCCAGAGAACGAAGGCGGCCATGCTGGCCATGAAAAAGATAACCCAAGTTTATGCATTGTCTGGCACACCCATCCCAAACAGGCCGATTGAGCTGTGGCCCATCTTGCACGGCCTTGGCATTTACAGGGGTGGCTGGTTTGACTTTGCAGCCCGTTACGCAAAGATGTGGAACGCGCCATGGGGCTTGGATACCAGTGGCGCATCTAACCTGGTCGAACTCAAAGAGCTGATGAAACCCCATGTCATGCGCAGAAAGAAAGAAGCCATTTTCAAAGACTACAAAGAGCCACAGGTCAGCCTGATCACCTTTGATCTGCCCAATGACAAGCGAGAGCAAGCCTTTGATGCCGATGCCTTGATGGCCAACCCTAACGCACTCATGGCCTTTGAGGGTCTGGCCGAGGTGATGCGCGAGGCCGGTATGCGCAAGGTCAAGGCTGCCAGTGAATTTATCGATGACTTGCTCCAGGCCGATGAGCCAGTTGTGGTATTTGCGCACCACAAGGATGTTGTCCAAGCCCTGCAAGATGAACTCAAGACCCATAAACCCGTCATTGTGGTGGGTGATACATCACGGGCCAAGCGCGACCAGGCATTAAAAGACTTTCAGTCTGGCAAGACCCTGTGCATCATTGGCAACATTGCCGCCATGTCTGAAGGTGTGGACCTATCCGCTGCCGACACGATTGTCTTTGTCGAATGCACTTGGTCCACGTCAGCACTGGAGCAGGCCAGCAGCAGGGTCGAGAACATCAACAAGTCAGGAATTCCACCCGTCATCTACATTCTGACCATCAAGGCCAGCTTGGACCATACAGTCTTGGCCAAGGTCTTGAAGAAGCTGAATGTGGTCAGTCAAATTATTTAACCAGGAGAAAAAGTGTCAAACCCGTACAAGATCATTGAGCCAACTTGCATCAGCTTTTCTGGCGGTCGGACCAGTGCATTCATGCTTTGGAAAATCTTAGAGGCTCACGACATGAGCCTGCCAGACCAAGCAATTGTCTGTTTTCAAAACACTGGAAAAGAAGATGAGGCCACTTTGGCCTTTATCCATGAGTGTGAAACCCGATGGAATGTCAAGATTCATTGGATTGAATACCGCAATAACGACCAGGGCTATGCCGTGGTGGACTATGAATCAGCCAGCCGAAAGGGTGAGCCTTTTGAGGAGCTGATCCGAAAAAATAACTATTTGCCATCACCAGTCAAAAGGATTTGCACGGCCCAGCTCAAGATCAGGCCCCAAGCCAAATATATGCGTGACCTTAGAATTTTTGGGGACACGGGTTATTCGGCCATTGAGAATATGTGCTGGGTCGGAATCAGAGCCGATGAAGAGCGCAGAGCTGCAAAGATTGAAGACAAATCACGCATCCCACTGTGGTCAGACAATGTCACAAAGGAAATTGTTGGCAAGTTTTGGAGAGAGTCTGACTTTGACTTGGGCCTGCCGAACATGAATGGCGTGACCATGCATGGCAACTGCGACCTTTGCTTTTTAAAGCCAATGGCCCAGATTGCGTCACTTGTCCAGGAAGACCCAAGCCGGGCCATTTGGTGGGCCAAGATGGAGGAATTTGCCATGACCACAGCCAAGAAGCCATCAGACGCTGTATTTAGGCAAGAACGACCAAGCTATTCGCAGATCATGAAATTCAGCCAGGATCAGCGCGATATGTTTGATGCCAATGAAGAATCAATACCTTGTTTTTGTGGAGAATGAAATGAATGTCAAAATTGAACATAAAGCCAGAGCACACGCCCGACTCTCAGCATCCAGAACAGACCGCTTCATGTCTTGCCCTGGCTCATACAGGCTTGAATCCCTCATGCCTTATGAGCCAGCAGGCGAGGCGGCTGCCATTGGCACAGCGATCCATGAACTGTCTGAGATCATTTTGCGCGGTGGTGAAATTCCAACCGGAACTGATCCTGACCATCTTTCAATGGCCCAAGGCTATGCCAACTTTGTCAACACTTTGGTCGAGAATCCGCGCAAAAAGCTGATTGAGGTCAACTTAGATGAAGGTCTGAAGTCTCTGCACCCAGCGCTTGGTGGCACTGCCGATGCCATTCTGGTCGATGGAGACCATCTCCATGTCATCGATCTGAAGACTGGCCGTGTGGCTGTAGATGCCCAAGATAACAAGCAGCTGCTGACCTATGCACTTGGCGCCATGCGCCAGCTCAAAGCGCCAAGCAGCATCGAATGCACCATGCACATATTCCAGCCGCGGGTTGGCCACAGCAAGTGGACAGTGTCGGGCAACCGCTTGAACTTGCATGGTGAGCGCTTGAAAGAAGCAGCCGAGCTGGCGCTCACAGGCGATGCACCCACAAATCCAAGCCCAGATGCCTGCCGATACTGCAAGGCCAAGACCATTTGCCCATCCATGCGCGAGAAGGTCCAAGAGGTCGCTAGAAGCGATTTCAAACCTGACACCACTGTTACCCCAGAGATGCTAGACAACGCTGTCCTGATGGCCGCATGGGCCGATGCAGTGCAGTCTGCTGCCAAAGATCAATTGACCAATGGCCAAACAATCACTGGCTGGACCATGCG